GGTCCCTGAGTCGCCGGCCGTCGCGGTCCCTCCTTTGCCGGCCGTCGCGGTCCCTGAGTCGCCGGCCGTCGCGGTCCCTGAGTCGCCGGCCGTCGCGGTCCCTGAGTCGCCGGCCGTCGCGGTCCCTGCGTAGCCGGCCGTCGCGGTCCCTGCGTAGCCGGCCGTCGCGGTCCCTGAGTCGCCGGCCGTCGCGGTCCCTGAGTCGCCGGCCGTCGCGGTCCCTGAGTCACCGGCCGTCGCGGTCCCTCGTATACCGGCAGTCGCGGTCCCTGCGACGACACAGGCTGACGGGTAGGCTGTCTGAATCATCTTCACCGCACCGAGACGATCTCCAGAGAAGACGACATCGCACGCGGGGAATTTCACTTTCCCGATGAGGTCGACCCACGACCCGTCGGGGACCGCGACAACCTGCCAGATCGCATCTTCGTTCCAGTTCAGCAGCGACCCATCGCCCTCGCCACGCAGGAGTGCGTGCAGTCCGTTTCCGCATTCCGCTCGCGGATCCCAGTCCGGCGCCTCGACGCGACCTAGATCTGGCCACGGAAAACCGCCGTGTGATTGTCGGTTTGCGTCCACGGTTCGCAGGCACAGTGTAACCGCCGTCGCCGTCTTCCTCGGTTTCATTCCCATTGTCGTTATCTCCCCTCGATTTTTGCTCGGATTTTGTTCGGGCAGTCAGTCACGAGGTGATGCTCCGATACGTGTCTAACTTCGCCGTCGTCTAGCTCGCAATCGTACGCCTGCCCGCAGGCGCACTCGTCGAGGTCAATTACGGACACGGGCACCGTGTCATCGAGGTCCGATCTGCGTCGCTTGCGGATCTCGACCGTCACCGTCCGGCTCACGACCGCACCAGCCCATTCCAGTCGCGGATCGCGAGCGTCTCGGTTCGACCCACACCCATCGGCGCGAAGATCCCTAGCGTGTACAAGCAAGGGTTACAGTATACGATGATCTCGCCCACACTCCGCTCGATGCGGATCCCGTGTGGGTGATCCGGGCACGGCGTCGGGAATTCGGGGAGCGCGGCGCAGACTTCTTTATCGGTCACGATCGCACCACAGACGCGGACACGGCGACAACTGTCCTACCGTCATGACCCCACGCGGACACGCTACTCAGCGCGTAATCGATCGCTTCTTGAGCGGTGAACGCGAGAATCCGCGTCGTGATTGTCTCGGTCAGCGAGTCGGGGTGTCGGGTTACTATCGTGTAGCGTGTGCGGCGTTTCTTAGCGATCATGACCTGTAGCGTTGCACGCGGCGTGCCCGGGCGTAACTACCCGGACCGTCGTGGACGTCGCGCAGTTAGCCTGATCGGAATCGCTACAGTGTGACACCCTGTCACGACACCCTAGCGACGGTCTAGCGCAAGCCCGCGAAAGTATACAAGCGTTCTTTACTGACGTCGTGCACTAGCCTGCGAACCTTTGCCGGGAAGGCTCCCGTGTTCCCCTCTATCGTGTGCACCAGGCCGTCAGAAACGCGCTCCACGACCGCGACATGTCCCTTGGTGAGTCCGCGGCGCCAGGCCACTAGGTCGCCCGGTAGCGCGTCCTCGGGGCGTTTAAAGCGCACCCCGCCTTTTCCCAGCGCGTCGACGAGTCGCTTAGCCCCGGGCTCGGGGACCCCCGGTCGGCGGTATAGCCATTCAGGGTGAATCTCGCCGTAACGCTCGAACGCCTTTTCGTAACAGTACCCGGCGAATAGGGCGCACCACTCCTGCCCGTCGCGCCCGCCGATCGCGTGGATAAACCGGCCGGCGTTGTTCGCGCCCTCCTCACCGAAGCCGAGATTCTTCTGCGCCGTCCACAGGACGAGCGCGCGGATGTCAGATGCGCTCACTTGAGCCCCCGCATGAGATCGCGCACCAGGACGAACAACGGCTCGAGACCGCAGGCGCGGCTACCTCGAAGCTCGGCGGTAATGTATCCAGGCGGGATTAGATCCACTTCTGTCTCGCTAGCGTGGGTCCCGGCGTCGGCGGAGACACGGTCAGCGCAGTGCAGGCGCCAGATCTGACCACCAGAACCGTGTATTTTCATCGCCTCGTTTGCGAAGCGGACATCGTCACAGATCCACAGCTCCGATAGGTCAGCACCGACTCGTGCGAACATCGCATCGGCCCACACGTTCGGCCCTAGATACTTGCGACAGACATCGGTGCCAAGCCGCTGCAACAGCTCTCGAGGCGTTACCGCCTGAGTCAGTTCCCCTTTTATGCCCGGTAGCCACCGAAGCGGCGTTTCCTTATCATCTTGTGTTCCGTAGACCTGTCGCTCGGTCAATCCGTAGATAGCCATCGCCATTTGCTTCAACGGGTCGGCGAGCGAGATCCGCCGCGCCCCGTAGTTCTCAACTAGGTAGTTCGCCACGGAGCTCTTGCCCGAGCCCGCTCGGCCGCAGATCCCGATAATCATGGTTTTCTCCTCGGCTTGATCGTTCGTAGAAATCGACCGCACTGTGTGCACCACACGTGCCCGTCGTACTCGTATTGACCGCTGTGGCTACAAACCGGCTGCGTCTTCTCGGGCTCGACGTGTTCCGGCACACCATCGTGACCCGACAGACACCGTACGTAGCTACCGATCACGACCTCGCCGGGACAGCCGCACGGGGCCTTTACGCCGCGTTTACCGTGGTCCGGCGTGCTGAGTTTCCTAAGCGGCGGCTTCGCGAAAACTAGCGTCGGCTCGTCGTCGTCTAAGCTAAGCGCGTCAAACCAGCCGTCGATCATTTTCGCTTCCTCGCGCGCTCGCCCACAGCGTCGATTACATCTAACAGCAGGGAAACACCCCGCATGATTGGGATGTTCCAGTGGATAAACTGTCCGGTATTCTGGTTCGCGAACTGGACAGCGTAGCCGTGCTGCCACGACGTCGGCGCCGTGTGCCGGTACAGGGGTTGCAGCTTGGCCAGTGTTCCGGGGCACCACGCGCCGAACCCGTCGCTCGACACGGTACGCTCACAAACCGACTGCATCCGGTGCACGTGTCCGAATACGACGTTAGCGCCCACGCGCCGCAGGTGCGTCGCCGCGGCGTGTTCGGAGTGTGACATCCCGTGCGTGAAGTGGCACTTCCCGATCTTGATCGTGCCCGGAACCGACAAGCCCTGATATCGCTCGCTCGGCAGGTACCACTTGAACCCGCGTTGCTGCAGCTTCAACACCGCGGCGGGACCAAGCCGATCTAGGACGAGCAGCGCATCTTTGAACGATTCGAAATTGCGCGTAGCCCAGCGCTCGACGTGCCACTCGTGATTCCCGTAGATGTAGTGCGATTCGGCGTTCGGTGCGCGCGCCTGCACCTTGTCGATAAACTCGTTGGTGGCCGCGACGTCATCCGCGTAGGATTCCGTCATCTCGTGTGTGTAGTTGCGCTGGTGAGCATTGAACGTACCGCCAGCGTCCAGGTGATCGCCTAGCCATACAATCTCATCCGGATCGAGTCTAGCCAGGTCTGCAAGGAAAGCATCGCGCGCCGTGAGGTCGATGTGTAGCCCGTGCGAGTCGGGGATAATGACCCGGAGTAGGTGTCTCGCCGCCTTGCTTTTCCTAGGTTTTACTGGGATTGGGTTATGCTTCGCCTTTACGGTCGTTTCGTCGAGCGCGCGCGCGAGCTCCGTTGATCGTCGCCGCTCGATCGCTAGCTCCTTCTTCAATCGGCGAACCTCGCGATCCGATGCGTCGACTATCAGTTTCTTCGCGCCGGGCACTTAGATGCCCCGCCCGAATTCGGCGTGAATCCATCGATCAAGCGTGTGCGGCGTCACTGGTATCCCGTGATCCACAGCGAGCATGGCTGCCACTTCGGCGCGCTTGACGCGAAGTCGCTTAGGCGCCTTGTCGTTATACGCCATGATCTTCCGGATCTCCGTCTTAGCGTCCGGCGTTAGCGGATTCGCCTTGCGTGCCCGCGCGCCCGCGATGAGTCGGTCGGCTGCTGATTTCTTCTTCATGGGTCCTCCTCGGGTTAAACCACTTCCCGCCCACTTCCCGCCCATCGAAACAGCGATCGACTATTCCCCGATCGCGTAGTACCCAATCGCGATCCCGGCCCCTACGCTAACGGCTACGGTCGCCAGCCAGCCCCACCCTAAACCGTCGGGTTCGCTAAGCACTTTGTTCTCCGCTTTGAGTCGGGTTACCGTAGATTGTGCGTTCCGGAGCGCAAGGTCAAGATCATAATACGCGGCCTCGGTTACCCAGTAACCCGGGGGGTGCCGGCCCGTGGAACCGCCGTCACTAGCGATGCTGACGGGTGAACTATAGTGCGTGATCGGCGTGATCTCTAGTTCGGGTGGCGGATCCTCCTCGCCCGCTTCCGCGTCGGGCGTGGTAGGATCAGGCGCCGCCGCAGCCCCCGCGTCGAGGAGGAGAATAGCCGCGAGGGCTGCGGCAACCGCCATCGAGAGTTTCACGGACGCTCCTCGGGCTTGCCGAGTGTCCCTTCTATACCGCCGGGAGGGTTCGCTTCGACCGCCGCGTCGCCGGCTTTCGCAGCCTTCTCAGCGGTGCTAGGTCGCTCGAAGATCCACAGGACGAGCGAGAGGATCGGCTTCAGCCAGCTCGGCGCCTTGTCCTGCAGCCACAGGAGCGGACGGTGTAGCAGCTTCTTAGCCAGGACGTAGATACCCGCGCCGCCGGCCGCGACCTGCAGGGACATCCACGCCAGGGATAGCGTGGGCGCGGCACCCGCGAGCAGTGCGGTTGCCATGGCACCGCCGAATGATCCGGTCAACACTAGGATCGCGCCGCCTTCGTCGCTATTGAGCCACGGCAGTCTAGGCGACCCATACCTGCGCGCGAGCGCGACCGCGAGCACGAGCGCGAGGGCTGCGGCCGCGGCGTAGTGACCGGACATGATCGCGTCGAGCACCGGGCGCGCGAGATCGAGAACCGACTCCCCGCCGGATGGCGTCGCCGCGTCGGCCGCGAACGCGACCCCCACGAACGAACAGAACCCCATTAGAACGGCGATTGCTATAGACGAAACGTAACGCATTTTCTCAACCTCCTCCGCATGTGATTGACAACACTTGTGTTACAGCACCGCAGGCGTTTTGATACTCCGTCGGCGCTAGGTTACAGGCTAGCCCGACGACTGCACCGGCGACTAGCGCCCACCTGCGCAGGCGCTTAGATCGTTCTTTCTTCTCTAAACCGTTCATGGGCGGTCGTAGCTTATGATTGTCGATCGGACAGTGGTGTCTGTACCTCCGACCCACGTTAGACGAATTGCAAAACTTTCTGCCACTGTCACCGTGTCATTTACTCCGAATACGGTTAGAATATCGTTCCCGTCCACGGTGGCAGTATCAGTGCCTAGAACTGTTTCAGTCCCAAAACCGTTACGCTTTACGACGTTCATCGTAATAGTTGCACCGTTTCGAACAACATATACCGTAACATCGATCAGACGATCGCCGACATGTAAGGGGATCGGTATTAACCAGGCACCCGTACCTGTTACAAAAAGGAGCGGACCTTCGTTAACGTAGGTCATGCCGCTGTCGGCAAAAGGCGATCCTGCGCACGGCGGGAGCATCAATCCCCGCGGACCGTGTGCCATATCACCGAAACGGATATCGCCGTCGGCGGAATCCGCCTCGTTGCGGATTGTGAGCTCGTCGGTGTTGTTTGTTTCTAGCCTGACACCGGGCGTCCCATCACCCAGGTGTAACCCATCGACGAATCGAGCAAGCCCGGTGAAAACACCATCGCTCAGGTATTCAAACCACTGCCAGGCGAGATTGAGTAACCAGTTCTTATACTGCGCGGGAGGACGCTCACCTGCCGCCCATCCGATATCCTTCTTCCCCGCGTTAGGTTCAACAATGTCCCCGCCGACGTTGGCCCATCGTGGTGTGCTAGTTGGTTTCGTGGCCATGGCTACTCCTTCACGCTAGACATTTTACCACCGATTGACCCGTCAACGCTGTCGCCCCAGCCCTTACCGGGAGATCCCGATAGTTGCACGGCTGCGTTATCGGCGTGCGCGTTTGACGTCGCCGCAACTGTGAACGTGGTCGCGGTCTTCGCGGTGTACGCCTTGGTTTCCTCCACCGCCAAACCAACATCAAGATCCAGCGACCCCGTATCGGGAAACTCTGAGGTATCGTCGACATTCAACGTTGTCACCCCGGCCAGGTGTGCGCCGTTTAGCGGTGTGAAAATCGCAGTCGAAAACGTATCCGCCTCAAGCGCGGTCAGATACTCGAGCAGAATCCGCACACCGGCCGCGACGGTATCCCGGAGGAACCGGATCAACCCGTCGGACTCCGCTTCGGTTAGGATGCGCCCGTGCACGCGCGCCGCGATGCCTGCCGGGTATTGCTCGTCGACCTCGTAGCTCGCGGCGTCGTCGTTAACGAAAAGGTTCATCACCCTAATGACGTTCTCGACCAGGCTGTCGGACTGGTTTACCGATATCTTCGTGCGGATATACCGGCGATAGAGCTCATCGCTAAGTCCGCCGCGGGGCTGACCGACGATCGCGCCTAGCACGTCGAGCTGCGCGCCGATAGCCGTGTCGATTGCGCGCTCGTGGTATAGTTGCTGTAGCGCGGACTCGAGCGGCTGCACTTCCGCAACGAGTGCTGTCAGCATCGCCTCGATCTTCGGCCTATCCTTGAACTGCTGCTTTAGCCTGCTAAGCGCTGCGACGACATGATCAATCGGCTCTACGGGGCTGCCGAAGTGGCTCATGGCACGCCGTCCGATGTCGCAACTGTAATCCGCGAAGTATCATAAACGGCGAGCTCACGAAACGCGATCGGGATGGTCACGCTACCGCTAGGGGCCGGCGCCGTCCCGAGGTCGATATCGGTCACGTCCAACACACCCGGCACCGTAAAAACAGCGGCGATAATCTGTGACGCGACCGCATTTTTCCCGGCTTCTACCGCATCGCCCATCGCTACGATCGCCGCTTTGATTTGCGTGTCGCCGTCGAGCGGGTAGACGTCCGGATCTTTGATGAGGGTAACGTCGATCCAGATATCGATCTCATCCGGCCGGCTGAACTCGACCGCGTGGTCAAATCCTTGGCTGTCAGTACTCGTGCCGCTTTCGGTGCCCGTCGTTTGGATCCCGGCGGCGACCGATGCGAGCAACGTATCAAGTATTTCCTGGTCATCTCCGCCCTGTACGAGTGCTTCCACTGAATGCGGGGGCATTCCGTCAACGTTGATACTATCGCTCGGGTTGTCGAACACGGTCACGTCGGTCACGCCGGCGAGCTCTAGCAGGCGCGCACGGATCGCACCAACGGTCGCGGTCCCGCCACCGGCGAGCTCGACCTCGCGCCGCACGCGGAGATCCTCGTCGGACTCTTGATCGCGCCCCTCGTCCGCGTCGAGCAGATTGATAACGGACTGCCAGCCACCAACGGGCGTTTCAATCTCCGTGATGTCGCCGGACACCGCCACGATCTGACCGGTTTCAACGGCTTGCGATTCCGCGTCGTCCGCGCCCGTGCCTTCGCCCATGTAGCGCCACGTCACCGAGCCGTCGACGATCGCGCTAGCCGTGGTCGTGGGTCCGCCTGCGCCCGCGCTCGTACCCGCGATCGTTACGACATACGCGCGCGATGCGTTGGTTCGACGGTCGCCTAGCGCATAGGGTGTCAGAGCCACCCACGCGGTTAGCGCGGCAATCGTAGCGTCCTCGGTGGTCTCGAATAGCTGCTCGGTGCTGGCGGTACTTGCGCGGCTACCCGACGGAACAAACGTCGCGGGCGTGCCGGTCAAAGTCAACACAACGGTTGATTGTGTCGCGGCTAGTCGTTGCGTGCCGGTCAGCGCGGCGAGCGCGTCTAGGTTCGCGCCCGTTGCGCCGTCAGGATCCTGTGCCGAATTGATCGCCTCGGACAGCTCCCACACGGTAGCGATTCGCTCGGCGAAGATAGCGACGAGCTGACCTAGAAAGCTAGAATCGTCGAGGCGGATAGATGTGCCGAACGCCGAGCGCAGATCCTCGTTTATGGCTGCGCGGACCTCCTCGAACGTTGCGATCGTTAACCCTGTTAGTGTCAAGCCGGCCATGTCTACACCTCAAGATCCAGCGCATCGGATACGGTATCGCCAAAAACTGTCAACAGTTCCCACGACACGGAAAGCAGTCTAGTTCCTCGGTTGAACTCCGTGACCAGGGAAACTATCTCGGCGACGTCGGCCGTTCCGAGCAGTGCGTCGCGGAAGGCATCGCGCACGTGCGTTTGATTGAACTTCTGCCCGAGAATGTTCTGATAGTACGGGACGCCGTCCTCGAGATCGGCGAACCATTCGCCCTTGAACGACAACAGACGGATCCGCGCGCTCTGTGCGACCGCTTCGATCCCCTTTGAGAACACGAGATCCGGTCCGACTACGATGTCGCCGTCGCCGTCGAGCAGAAGATCGATCGGGTCTGTTACGAGGGCCATTTCATGA